GGTTTGGATATTTTCCGTGAGAGGCATAAGGACGCCGTTCTTGTACAAAGAAATCCTTACCCAATTGACATAGTCAGGAGGTAAAACAAAACGCAACTGATCGTTTACTTGTAGCTGAAGGATTTTGATTTCCTTCATGGCGTCATAGTTTAATTCTTGTATAGCTCTTTTAGCAAAGAATAAAACTTGATATCTATTTATATTATTAATAAGCTCATTGTTCCCTTGATACATTAACATAAAATTGTTAACTATGTCATCTAAGGAAACATACTGATATGAACCCCAGTTTGCATCCTGTGGAGAAACTTGGTCGTTTTCGTAGTATTGGTAATCGGTTATATACGCCATAATCTTTAGCTTGTTTCTTTCATATCAAGAGCCTCTTCATTAGTGCCAAAATTTAGCACTTCAGCTTCTCTTATCTCTATACCTACATACTGACATATTTTAGCTACCAAAGCAGGCTCATCAGAATTAGGTAATTCAAATTGTTGGAAGTCAAGTTGAGACTGATCAAATAACGGTTCGCCTCCTTGTAAAACCGCAAACGTCCAGTTTGGATCTCGAGGGTACCGTATGTATTGAGCTTTAACATCGCAAGGTCCCATATCATCCCCCAGAGTAAAAGGATCGTTAAGCCCATCCCATGTGGTAGGGTATACCGAAATTAGATTACCATCCAAAATATAGCATGGGTACTGTGGTGTAGGGTAAGTGAGGTTGCTGCTGGTAAGATTGAATATCTTCCTTTGGCTTACCCTCTCTACCTCTACAATATTATTAGCGTCATATATAGCATACCCTTCCGTGCCTATCCCTGCGGGATCTACGAATAGATTGGCTGAGCACACTATAGTCGATCCAGCGGGCGACGCAGTGTTGTCAATGTTCTGAACCCATCCCTGCAAACCGGGAGCTCCTGTAGCGGGATACGGAGCAGCGCCTGTAGCGCTCGTGTTTACCACGATATCTCCAGGTTGAACTCCCGTAGTAAAAAAGTCTTGTGTGGTATCTATAAGAAGATTAGAGCCAGGAGTGGAATTTGAAGTAGCACCTCTCACTCTAAGTGTAGGGTATCGATAAAGTTTGTTTATAAGATAATAATCATCTGGCAATACGTACACTGCAGATCCCGATAAACCAGAAGGGACATTAGGTGTGCTTACTGGATTCAGCTGACCTAAAAATACTTGCATAGAAAAAGTATCTATAACTTCCTCTAATCCTTTTATTATATCCGCATAACCCGTCCCAGAGGTTCTATTGTTTTCCCTATTTATCCAGTTGTTGTACTGATAAAAGTAATCCTCAAACATATCCATCTGCGCTTGCTTAGCGTAGAGGTTGAAATCCTGTGGCGAAATATATCCGTAGTTATTCTTGTTAGCTATAGCCAACACCGTATTTCGCACCGCATTTATGGAAGCTGGCATAGTGTAAAATTATTTTTACAAAGATAATACAAAAAAAAAGGTGGGCATTTTTTAGAGCCTACTAAACATTAATAATACTTACAGGAGCCTTTACCAAGGTCAAGTCATAGATTACCGCGTTTGTCCATGACCTGCTTGTAGCAGCCTTAACAGCTGCTGTAAGTTGTTTTAAAACGTCCCAATTAACCTGTGCAGCTGTGGTTACAGTGGTAGTCGTACCGTCTTCGTATTGAATAAGTGTTGTAGCAGAAGTTGAGGAAGCAGAGCGGATTGTTTTAATGCCACGGATGCTAACCAACTGTTCTCCCGAAAAACCTGCTACAGCCGGGCCTTTAATATTTAAAAATGTTGAGGCCATACTTAAAAAACTAATGCGTTAATAAAAACAAAGATAAGCATAAAAAAAAGGGCCCCATTTTCTGGAGCCCTTTCTTATATCTTTCTATTCTACGATCTTAAGAGTAAGTGAAAGTAGCTACCCACTGTATACCCTGTGTTCCGTCAGACGGCACATACGGCATTGTAATAGAAGCGTACTTCCAGCTATCTTGCATAACCATCTCTGCAGACTTTTTAAACTGTGCAGAGAACACATCATATGCAGAAGAAGGAGCGTCTCCTAAATCCATCGCGAGCTTTTGACTTGTTGCCCCTCTTTTGTAGTGAACAGTAGTTTGCCCATTAGAAGCATTGCCTCTAATTAGTGTAGCATTATCTACTCTTACTTTGTAGTTGCCGCCTTCAGCTCTGTCTGTTAAAAGGAAAAAGCCGTCACCTACTATACAAGCTCCTGGAGTGTCTAACTTTATTTTAGTATTACTCACTACTTCGGTAACTCTGTAGTTTAACTTAGTAGTGGTATTACACCAAACGTCTCCCACTTGTACTCCTGAAGGACGATTAACCTGAATAAAGCCACCACCACTAAGGGCACAGTCGTATACATTAGCTGCAGCTACAATAGTATAAGCAGTTCCTGAAGCTGATAAACCTGTCACTCCAGTATTACCTCTACCTGAAATAGATAAAGCAGAGTCACTGTCTACTGCTGTAACAATAGAAAAGTCTCTGATAGTAAAACCTGAAATACCAGTAGCATTAATGAATACGTAGTCACCAACTTGTACGTTTGCTGTAAAGTTGGGTGTACCACCTCCGTCAGTAAGCTTACCGTCTACAGCGCCTGTAGTCGTGCTACTGTTTGTATATACCACTTTAGCTGGCCCTGTTGCAGTAGAGCCATCTAAAATAGGAACTTGAACGTCAACGTACTTAGCCATAATTACGAAACTGTTATAGCAGAAACCGCTGTCGGTGGAACATAGTCTGCAACTACATTAGTCCATGACGTAGCAAGAGCAGCTGTCATAGCGCTTTGCAGAGAGTCTCTAAATTCATTTGCTGTTACGGCAGCATGTGTAAATACAGCTTTGTTTGCGCTATTAAAAGTAATAGTAGTAGCTGTTGTTGGGTTAGATGCAGGTCCACTCGCATCACCAATTTGAATAGCTATTACATCCGCAACACTTACTAAGAAGTTTGTTTCGCCTGTAACAGGTACTGAGATAAATTTGTCCATTGTAAAAAAATTAATGGGTTAATAAAAAACAAAGGTACAACAAAAAAGGGAGCCCTTTTAGGCCCCCTCTTTTTATTGGGTTATGCTTTTCTGCGATCTGGAATAAAATAATTAATTAGTCCATCTATCCAACCAAAAATCTGGTTGTCTTTTTCTGTAGGAGTAAGGTTTACTACTACTTTTGCAAGGGCCGCAGCAGCGATTAGCAATTCAGCCCAGTTTTCTACGATAAAATCTATCATGGTTTTTATTTATTAAGTAACTTAGAAAGTCCTTGGTATATATCTATGCCTTCGTCTGTCTGTAAGTAAGACCCCACTACGTGGTAAGGATCTTCGCCAAAAGGAATGGTAAGCATTTTCTTTTTATTTCCCTTAAGATTAAAGTATACGTCCTTGTTGTGGTTGCGTAAAGATAAAAGTTTTTCTTCAAAGAATTGTCTTACCTCATCACCGAACTCTAAATCTGGATCGTTAACTACTTCCATAAAGTCTTGAGGGTGGTGTTTAGCATATAAAAGGATGTCGCGCTTAAGTTCAGCGGTGCTGTATCTTTCTACATTTCCTCCTATAAGAATCCTGCTTACAGAAATTAATTTATCTAAAGAAAGTTCTTTAGCTACAATTTGAGCTTCAAGCTCCATCTCTAAAATATCTACATCTTCTGCAGCGTCTTTTTCGTTATTCACTTCCTCAAAGATTCTATCTCTACCCGGATGGTAGTATAAAAATTTCTGAAGGACTTGATTTGCTTTTTCCACCATTAACATACCGTCTTCAAAAACAATAGGCTCTAAAATAGCATTACCATCTTGTTCCTCTACAAAAGGAGACTTTTGATTTCGTGCATAACGAAGAGGGCGATTAACGCCTGTTTCCTCGTCAAAATAAAGTAAGGGTGCTCTACTTGTGTTGTGCGAAGACAACATATAGTTTAATGGCGCTTTGCCATTTTTTAATCTGTACGCCTTAGACGTAAAAACTGTTTTCTTTTTCATTTTATTAAATATTAAATTAAAGTTAAAAAAATAGGGGAGGAGAAATTTCCTCCCCCATTTCCATCATTTTATGTTATGCGTTCTGGAATAAGAAGAAGTTGTTTGCACCTAAAGTACATACACATCTCTCACTCAAGAAGTTAACC